AAATGATTTATTTTATAATGCTTATTTAAAAGATTGGATGGACAAAATAGATAATCCTCCAATAGAAAAAACTCCTGAATATAGAGATGGAGGAGCAAGACTAAAACAATATCACAATGGTGGTATAGGCCCTGGACACCCACACGCAGGAGTTCTTTCTCCTGAACGTGTAGCAGAGTTGGATGCAATGGATGATGTCATAAATGTTAACACGGATTTTAATACTAGAAGTGGTGGTGCTTATCATGAGGACGGAACTTATAATGAGTCAGGTGTAGGCGGACAGGATTATATGGATAATGCAGGAGCTTTAAGATTGTATGATCAACAATATGTTGAAACGCCTGAACCAGTATATGAAAATACTGACCAAATACGTGAAATACATGAGCCTTCACTATTGAAGAAAATAACAAATACATTAGCTAATCCGTTAGCTACTTGGGGTTACTCTATTAGACATCAACCAATACCTTGGGGCAGAGTAGGAACTGATGAGAATGCATTTGATATGGCTACTGGAATATATAATCCATTTAAATGGGGAGAATATTTAGGACACTCATATGATGATTTTAGTGAAGGGGATTGGTTGGGAGGATTTCTGAACCTTGCAGGAGCTTCACCAGTAGTTCCCTCAACAATAACTGGTGCAAAATATCTGAAAAATACACCTGTAAAAAATCTGAAGAATACACCTGTAAAAAATTTAGAAAAATCATCCATAAATTGGGGTGCTGTTAATAAAGCTATTCCTGAGAATACAGCGCTTATGCAAGAATATGCATATATAGAAAAGATTACTAAACAAAGAGGTACTTGGATGAAGAATGCAGATGGTACTCCATTTGAAGGAACTGAGGCAATGTTTGTTCAATCGAAAAGTAAAAACTTTAATCTAGCTTATGGTCCTGACGGTGCTACTTCAGTGTATAGGGGAATTCCACAAAATAAACGCGCCTATAACACTCATAATGGCGTTAGGTATTCTGAGAAAGGGTATTTAGGAGAAGTGCCGGGTAGAACAGCACTCTTTGGAGGAGATGAATTTGTTGCAATGGGTTATACACAAGGCTCCACTGGGAAAGTACATAATTTATTAATGAGAAATAGTTCTAATTCTATAAAAATAGAAGGACTAGGTAACTCTTGGCTGGATCTTAATACTATAGGTATGTCTAAAGAGGTACTTAAAAAGAATATAGATAACTTAAAAAAAATAGTTAAAAAAGGTGAGGTTCCAAATAAGCATAGCGCTTCATCAAACGCTGCTAGATTAGAAAGTTATGAAAATTTTTATAATAATTATGACAAGATAACTTCTAATCAAATATATAAGGATTTAGTCACACATAAAACGGAATATAACCTCAGAATGTTTGGAACGAGGGGCCCTTTGCGCGGTGGTAGCGCAAACTATAGTACTGACGAGGTAGCATCGTTTGTGGAAAGTCGTAATCTAGATAACGCAACACTTAAATATATTGATGATGGTATGATGGGAGACGTCATTATTAATAATCAAGTTCCAGGAAACTATTTCAAATCTAGAACTAGTAACCGAGGTACCTTTGATTTATGGGATATAAATCCTGATAAGCAAGAAGGTGGGTTTAAATAATAGTGGTATATAATAAAAGGTAAAGTAAAAAAATAAAAAAACAAAAATAAATAGAATATTAATCATAAATTTGCATAAAAATAAATAGATATGGCAGACGAAAATAAGTTAAAACTAGAAGACATCACCTTTGACAATTTCATAGGAGAAGGTCTCACAACGGAACCGACAGAAGAAAAAGCTGAAAAGGCCGTAGAAGAAACAGTTACAGATGAAGAAATTACTGAAGCTTCTTTAGAACTCGATGAAGATGTAGAAGAAAAAGTTGAGGAGAAAGAAGTAGTAAGTACAAAACGTAAAACACAACCTAAAGCTGAAGAGGAGGAAGAGGTAGACTCCGAGGTTGATGATACTGTAGTAAATGAAGTTCTTTCTCAATTAGGGTATGAATTTCCTGATGATGATTTTGAAGATACATCAGATGGTTTAGTTAAATTGGCTAAAGCTGTTGGTTCAAAAATAGCGGAAGATCAATTAGATGGATTATTTCAAGCTTATCCTGAAGTTCAGAAACATTTAGACTTTCTTTTAAATGGGGGTAAGTCTACAGATTGGATGAAGTCAACTGTACAAATAACTGACTTTGAAAATATAAAAGTTACTGAAGATGATTTAAGAACTCAAAGAGCTGTGCTTGGAGAGTATTTTAAATTGAAAGGACACGATGCAGAATTTGTAAATGAATTATTAGATGACTATACAGAAACTAATAAATTATATGACAAAGCTGTTAAAGCAAAAACTGCTTTGAATCAATATTATACAAAACAAAGAGATAATAGTTTAGAGGTTCAAAAACGTGAGCAAATAGCTAATCAACAAAAACAAAGAGAGTTTTGGGATGACATAAATGATACAATTCAGAACTCTAAAGATTTTGCTGGTATTACAGTTCAAGAAAAAGATAAAAATAAATTCTTTGATTATTTAAGTAAACCTGATTCTAATGGTGTAACTGAAAGAGAAAAGGCACATCAAGAATCAAGTAAAGATGTTAAGTTAGCTATTGATTACTTAATGTATAAAGGATTTAACTTAAAAGATATTATCGCAGCTAAAGCAAAGACGTCTAATGCTAAGAGTTTGCGAAAAAAGATTAAGTCAAGTGGTAAAGTTAAAGGTACAGCTCGTGCTAAAAGAACAGGCGGTAACTTTGATATTGAATCATTAGACTTGAACCTGAGTAACCTGTAGAGCGCAAAAGGAGCGAGGTTACTATAACCCTTTAAATTAAATAAAAATGCAAGTATTAAAAACTTATTACAATGATGCGCAAATGACTGACACAAATTCGTTAGTCAATGCCTTATTGGAAAAGCCAGCAGAGCTTTCTCCAATAATCACGCACCTTGCAGGAAGAGAAGATAGAAAATTTCCGTTAACAATGTTAACAGAAGGGGTTGGTAATTCTAAATCCATCGACAGATGGGAGTATGAGTACCGAGTTAAATCCCACACTATCAATACTCGTCCTCTAGCTGCTGCAAATGCTGGTTCTAACCTAGGTTTAGGTGGAGCTACATTTGAATTAACGTTTCCAGACAAATGGTTCGTATTCCCTTATACATTGATTTCACAATCAGGTGTACAAGCAAGAATTATGGCTGAACCAAAAGCTGCTGGAAGTAACTATGTTTACACAATGCAATTAATAGATCCGTCATCAACAGCGTCGTTACCTGCGGGTGACCATGGCTTAGGTGCAATATGGGGTCAGTTATATGCTAATGTAGGAGTTGATTTCTCTAGAGGAAATGCTTCTAACTGGTCTACTCCAGGTATGGTAAGAAACAAAATCGGTACAATCAGAAAATCTTATCACTTCGCAGGAAATGCTAAGAACTATGTTGCTGAATTTGCTTTACCTACTAAAGGTGGTAAAACTACCAAAATGTGGATGGACTATGAAGAGTATTTACATATGCTTTCTTTTAAAGAAGAATGTGAATTACTTTACTGGTACGGAGAACAAACTTATGGTAATGATGGAATAGTAAACATGACTGATGAAAATGGGCAACCAGTAATCACAGGTCCTGGATTATTACAACAAATTATCAATAAAGACACTTATTCAACTCTAACTGAAACTAAGTTAACAAATCTTATCGGAGATTTATTCTACGGTATGAGTGATGCTAATAATAAAAGCGTTACATTGTTTACGGGTATTGGTGGAGCACGTGAATTTGACAATGCATTAAAAGCTTATCAAGGAGGTTTCTCTACTTGGACAGTTAATGCAGATAGTAAATTTATTACTGGTTCAGGACGTTCTATGGGAATGACTGGATACTTCACAAGTTATGACCATATTGATGGACATACAGTAAATGTGGTTAAACATCCAATGTTTGATCATGGTCCTGTAGCACAAGCAAGATCTAAACATCCTGTGACTGGTTACTCTTTAGAATCATATAGAATGATATTTGTTGACACATCTAATTATGATGGTCAAGGAAACATTCAAATGATTAATAAGAAAGGACGTGAGTACTTAAGATGGGCAGTTGCGGGTTCTGTTGTTCCAACAGGCTTCGGATCAAGTGATCTACGTGCTTCTGACATTGATGGTGCAAGTGTACATATGTTGAAAACAGCAGGTATTGTTCTGAAAAGATTTGATACTTCTATTGATTTAGAATGTGTGCGCGCATAGTGATTGGCGTTAACTAACGTTTTCGTAGTCTATATATCTAGTTTTTTGTAGGTTGATGGGGGTGTCAAAACCCCCGCCATCCTATTTACATAAAGAAAGTAAGGCCTAGTATTCTTACAAGCCTGAAAGGAAATTTAACTTAATTTAATAATTTAAAAAGAACATAAAATGGGAAAAAGAAAAATAGTAATTTTGAGAAAAGAACCTTCTGGGTTTTTACCAAAACAAATTAGAGCAGAATCAAGAATGTATATCAGTAGTGTTTATATGAATAGACAACCTTTAAAAGGGGTAACTGCTGAAGAGTCAAAAAAATACTTAAACGGTATTTTAGACGTAGGTCCAGAGCACGTAGATTGGCCTAAACATGAAAAGACATATTGGACGAATATGTCTATAATGGTTCCGTTTGGAGGAGTAGAATTAGATATTTCTACAACATCAGATGGAGAACCTGAAAATATTGAAGATTATTTAAGATATAAATGGATATTAAAACATCCTCATGTAGGTTTAAATAAAGATGAAATGACAGGAGATATCAAGAAGAGATTTTTTATTCAAGATACTCAAAGAGAATTAAGGTCTGCTAATAATAAAATTCAGCTTTTAAAAGACGCTGATAAAGAATTTATAAAATTATCAGATAATAAATCAGATATGAGAAGGGTATATCGAATGTTAGCTAATGATAATCCTGATAGATTAACTGATTTAGAAATTGAAAATAGGCTTTATGCTTTGAAAGGAGAAAAAGCTTCTAAGTTTGTGCGTATTGCACAAGATAAGCATTTAAAAATGAAATCTGAAATAGAGGAGATGGTAAGTACAGAGATATTAAGAAAGATAGGTAATCAAATAATATATCAAGACGAAGTTCTTGGAGACACATTACAAGATACTGTTATACATCTTAGTGATAAGAAAAATTCAGGAAAATTAACAACTTTAAGAGCTAAACTAAAAGAAACAACTTTATAGTGAATATAGGAGATATGCATATTGGGGTACAGCATGGGGTTGACAAAATCAACTCCATGCACTCTGATTTACTTTTACCAGAGGAAATAGATTTAGAATTAAATAAAAACATATTACGTTTTGTTCATACTAGATTTAATCCTAGAGGTAATAGATATCAGAAAGGATTTGAAATGTCTCAAAAACGTATAGATGATTTAAGAACTTTAATTGTAGAGACTAGTGTTTCTACAGCATATAAAGGACATGTATTTAATAACACATGGATAGATGCAGGATTTTTACCGGCAGACTACTTAAATTTAATAAATTTAAAATGTTTAGTAAAACAAGACAATTGTAAAAAAATATGTTCGACTGTAACTACGGCACAAACTCAACCTCTTACGTTTAAATTAAATACTAATCTTGCTAGTCATACAGCAATTGCAAGTGTCGTTGATTACTCTGGAGCGTATATTGGATATGACCCTGTAGGTGGGACAGCTTATTTTTCTGGATTAACCACTTTATTAACAGGAGCATATTCTCCACTGGCTACACAAACTCAAGCAGCTTTTAAAAGTTGGTTACTAGACTCTTCTAATTGGAAACCCGGAGTAACAATTACTTCAGGAACAGGAACATTTGTTGATGTGACAATAGCTATAGGGTACCAATATTACATGGATTATTTAGGTATAGTCTTTTTTGATCCTTCTAATACGCCAATGCTGGATCCTTCAGAGACAGACAATGCAGGTGGAAATACTACCCCTTCTAATGTGGGCCCGTTTGGAAATAATCTATATTGGTCTGAAAAAAGAGTACCTTGTGCTGATCAAGAATACACTCAAATGGTAGGTGTTAATGAATTTAGTCAGCACGATGATATTTATAAAATCTTACAAGATCCATTTAATAAAACAACATATAAATCTCCTTTATTTACAATGAAAGAAGATTATATTGAAATATATACCGATGACACTTTTATAGTAGATGCTCTTAAATTAACATATTTAAAACGTCCTGCAGAAGTAGATGGAAGTACTAATAATATAGATTGTGATTTACCAGATCATACACATCAAGAAATTGTGGATATGACGGTAGCAACAATTTTAGAGGGAATTTCAGATCCTCGATACCAAAGTAGTAATATGGAAGTATTAAAATCTGAATAGTAAAATAATTATTAACCATTAAAAAAATAAAAAAATGGCAAAATTAACATTTATAGATGGCGCAGCCTCGAACTTAACTTCTTATGGAATGAACGCAAATTCATCGTTTGCAGGAGGTACCGTCGGAAATATAGGAGTGTGGGTAACTCAAGCTGGTAGTACAACTTGTAATGGCGACCACTT